ATGCGTGTGTGGATACCTATCTAAATAGTACGGTAAATGATAGAAGTGGTCTATTAAACTACTTCATTAAACATCGACTGAAAAACCATATGGAAAACATTGGAGACTTTTAAAATGGCAGTGAATACATATACACCTCTTTTACATGAGGTGCTGAAAAAAGTTCATAATGCAAAGACTAAGGATAAGAAGGTTAGTATTCTTAGAGAGAATGATAGTGATGCATTAAGAATGGTTATTAAGGGTTCATTTGACCCTAACATCGAATGGGTATTACCAGAGGGTGAAGTTCCTTACAATAAGAACGAAGCACCAGATGGTACGGAACACACCTTACTGTTCCAAGAATCTAAAAAGTTGTGGCACTTCATTAAAGGCGCCGATAGTAAGACCCCACAATGGAAGAAGGAACAAATGTTCGTTCAGATATTAGAAGGTCTGTCTGAAGGTGAAGCCGAAGTGCTGGTAGCCGCCAAGGATAAAAAACTACACCAAGTCTACAAAGGACTTTCAGCGGCAGTAGTCAAAGAGGCGTTTGGTTGGAATGACGAATTCTATAACCCAAATAAGTAAAACTTCTTGACAATTAGGTACTTATAGAGTACTATAATTAAAGACTTGGTAATGAAGTTGTAATGAGGAAACAGAACACGACTCCTCTCTCTCTCACTTGAGTGTTCTGATTCGACAGGTGATTCGCTAAAGTCTTTAGGGGGGATGAAAATCCCCCCTTTTTTATTGACGTAACTCCTTGATTTATAAGGAAAAAATTTACCCCTTGACATTTGTTATAAAAACATGGTATAGTATATACATAATGAGAAAGAGAGTGAATATGAATTTCGTTACTGCAAAGGGTGGAAACAAAGTCCAGAGAGAAATCTGTGAGAAGGTTGCCCACTTCATGATTGGTCAGTTGATGCCTAGAATGAGAACTCTGGATATTGAAATCAATCTACAGAAACTTACAGGTGACGCAATCGGTTGGTGTCAGATGAATGATACAAATCGTGAGTTTACTATTGACGTTTCTAAGAACCTAACAATCAAAGAACTGGTCACTACTATTTGTCATGAGATGATTCATGTCAAGCAGTATGCAAGAAAAGAAATGACTGATGACTTGGTTGAGAACGGTTGTGCTGTTTGGAGAGGTCGCAAGGTCAACCCTAACACAAAGTATTACGACTTACCTTGGGAGAAGGAAGCGTATCGTCTACAAGACAAATTTGCAAACATGGTATGGAATGAGGAGATTATATAATGATGCCAAATAACACAAATCAGACTGTTGCAGTCATTCACACAGCGTTTGAGGACAAACCATCCACAGTCGCTTTAGTACACACCAAAGAAGGTATGTCACTTATTGAGAAACTTGAGTATGCATATCGGTGGACACAGAACATCATGGACAGTTGGTCACTGAAGTTGCCGATGGACAATAACGATGATGTGACTGTCATGGGTGAGATTGTAAATGGTATGGGATTGCGGTCTACTTCAGTTGGTGACCAGATTTTGGTCGGTACTGAAAAGTATGTGGTCGCACCAATGGGTTTCACAACACTTGATGGAGAACCAGTATGAGTCATCCAGTGAACGATGAAATTAAGGAAACAATTCTTAATGAGGTGGAATCAATGTCTATCAGCGACTTTCAAAATGCGATAGACAAATCTGGAATTTCTGGAAACACTGTCATTGATGAAATGGTAGAGAATCTAGTTGAGTATCTTTTTGAACAGAGGAGTATATAATGGCAGTTAGAAAACCTAACGGAGAATTTGTGATAGACCTTGATGGGGAAAAGGGTAACGCCTTTTTTCTCTTGGGTACTGCACAGTTGTTATCAAAACAAATGGGTCTTGGTAATGAAGTGACTGAGGAAATGCAGTCTGGTGATTACATCAATCTAATCCAGACGATGAATAAGTATTTCCCATTCATCATATTTGAAACAAACAATAACGAATACTTGGAGGCATTGAATGCTTAAAGAACTTGTTCTAGGAACAATGATGTCGTTAACACCAACTGCAAGTGCAGATACCGTTCCGACACAAAAACAATTTATCATTGACGAATCATATTGTCTTGCGATGAATGTATATCATGAGGCACGAAACCAACCACTTGCTGGTCAGATGGCAGTTATCTCTGTTACAGTGAATCGAGTAAACGACAAACGATTCCCTAACAGTATTTGTGGTGTGGTTTACGAAGGCCCACATCGTCCAAGTTGGAAAGACGAAACGGTTATGATTCCAGTTCGACATCGTTGTCAGTTCAGTTGGTACTGTGATGGTAAATCAGACCGTGTACATGATTTGACAACATTTGACCGAATATGGCAGTTGACCACTGGTGTCGTGGATGGTAGTTACACCATTGCAGATATCACAGAAGGTGCAACGCACTATCACGCAGACTATGTTGAACCAGCATGGGCAAAGACTAAGACTAAGACAATAGAGATTGAAGACCATATCTTTTATCGTTGGGAAGTACAGGAATGAAATCCTTGACATTTCTAATATTCCTTAGTATAATGCTATCTGGTTGTGTACAGACAGTTGAACTAGGTTCGACACTGTACAAGAAATATTGGTTGGAGACTATAGGATGAATATATTTTATTTGAACAATGACCCAAGGCGTTGTGCTCAGATGCACAACGACAGTCATTGCAGTAAGATGATTATTGAGTACGCTCAGTTGATGTCTACTGCACACCGTTATCTTGACGGTACAGAGTACTACGGTAAAACTGCGAATGGTCGCAAGATTAAACGATGGTTGCATCCAGACCCAGAGATGGAGAGTGTTCTATACAAAGCATCTCATGTCAAACACCCAAGTGGTATTTGGGTACGACACTCAAAACAAAATTATATGTGGTTGTATGAGATGTGGACAGAACTGAACGAGGAGTTTATGTATCGGTACAACAAAAACGTACCACACGAAAGTTATCGTAAACTGGAAACGGTTCTTGCAGAACCACCAAAGAATATGTATGAACTAGGATTTTGTGAACCATATCAGGCGATGTTTGATGATGTGAAGAATCCAGATAGTTCAATACAGGCATATCACGACTACTATATAAAGTATAAACAACATTTAGCGAAGTGGACAAAAAGAGGAATGCCTTATTGGTATGAGATTGAAAATGCAGCGTAAACATGACCCAGAACCAGAACGGTACTACGATTGGATGCTCTGGAAAATGAGACAGGAGAGAGCCATGGAAGACCCTGTTGATGATGTAACGATTGGTAATCAATTAAAAGGGTGGACTGAAAGTTCACGAACCACAGTCAATATGACCACTGAACAGATGTACCAGAAAGAAATCGCAGAGATGCAAAAACAGGTTCATGCTCTTCAGTTGAAAGTAAAGGAACTACAGGATAAATTGAATGCCCTATTATAATTTTAAAAATACAGAGACAGGTGAGGAATTTGAAGAGTTCTTCACCATTTCTGGTAGGGAAGAGTTCTTAAAGGACAACCCACATATTCAACAGACACCATCAATGTTTGGTATTGCTGGTGGTACTGGTGACAGAATTAAAAACGATGCTGGATGGAAAGAGAATCTATCACGGATTGCAGAAGCACATCCAGGCTCTGCACTTGCAGACCGATATGGTAAAAAATCAACAAAGGAAATTAAGACTAGAGAAGTTTTAAAGAAACACAAAGTGATATAAATAGTCTTGTGCTGGTGAGAAACCACAGCACCCTCGCAACGAGATTGGAAGCTGTGTGGTCAATCCACCATTGCACAGGAAGGATGGTTACCCCATCCTTCCATCTTTAAATTATAGTGAGTAAGAATATGGCAAAGAAAAAAGATGTGACAGGTGATAGTCTGGTAAAGGTTAAACCAATTACCGACAATCAAAAACTTGTATTCGATGAATACGGAAAAGGACAAAATTTATTTCTGCATGGTGCGGCTGGTACAGGTAAAACCTTTATCTCATTATACCTTGCACTAGAACAGGTTCTTGACCCATCCACCCCATACGAATGTGTATACCTTGTAAGAAGTGCAGTTCCCACTAGGGAGATTGGATTCTTGCCAGGCGATGAAGAAGATAAGACTGCACTGTTCCAAGTACCGTACCAGAACATGGTACAGTTCATGTTTGAACAGGCGTCCGACAGTGCGTTCAGTATGTTATATGATAGACTGAAAGTACAGGGCAGTATTATGTTCCTCACCACCTCTTTTCTTAGAGGTATCACATTAGACAATGCAATCATCATAGTCGATGAATGTCAGAATCTAAACTTCCATGAGTTAGATACTATCATGACTCGTGTTGGACAAGACAGTAAGATTATATTCTCTGGTGACTACTTCCAGACTGACTTGCAGAAGAATGGTGAGAAAGAAGGGTTGGGTGCATTTATGGGTATCCTTGAAGCAATGGAAGAATTCTCTACGATTGAATTTACAATCGGTGACATTGTGCGTTCTGGATTAGTTCGCAGTTACCTCATTAATAAAATCAAACAGGGAGTTGAAATCTAATGGCAAAGATGTTTAGTAGTGCAGTCCATGAACCAACCCACAAAGGAACTTCAATGGGCAAGAAACCAATTACGTCTACGATGAATAAGAACAAACGTAGGTCGTTCAAAAAATATAGAGGACAAGGTAAATGAGCAACTTTGATGAATGTTTGAAACTCATACTCCACCACGAAGGCGGATATGTGAATCATCCCAAAGACCCAGGCGGTGAAACTAATATGGGCGTAACCAAAAGGGTCTACGAAAAGTGGTGTATGGAAAATGACCTTCAACAGAAGGACATGAGAGATTTGGAATTTGAAGATGTCGCTCCTATCTACAAAAAGAATTATTGGGATAGAGTAAAAGCAGACCAACTTCCAGAAGGTTTAGACCTTTGCGTTTTTGATTGGGCCGTTAACTCTGGTACAGGAAGAGCAGCAAAGAAACTTCAGTCAATGATTGGAACAGTTGCAGATGGTGGCATCGGGCCAAACACTCTGCGTTGTCTTGATGAATATGTTGATGAAAATGGTGTAGAGGGTGCAATTGGAAACTACACTGAAATCAGACAGAAGTTCTACGAAAGTCTGGATACATTCGATACGTTTGGTAGAGGGTGGACACGAAGAAATAAAGAGACAGAATCAGAAGCGTTTAAGATGGCAGGGATATACCTTCCTTCTTGACAAACCTGTTTTGATTTGATATAATGATGAAAATTAACTTGAGGAAATATTATGTTTACACACAAACCTGTAGAAATACCAGAACTACAAACTAAGACCGTTGACCGAAAACGGTTTTATCTAACACCAGAGGGAAAGATGTATCCCTCTATTACAACTGTCTTGGGCAAACGAAAGTCAGAAGGACTTTTTGAGTGGCGTAAGAGGGTTGGTGATGACGTTGCAAATTATATTGCAAGGACTGCTGCCGCAAGGGGCACAAAAGTACACAATATGTGTGAGGACTTGTTGAACAACAAGGAAGTAAAGCGAGAACCATTTCTTGCTGCAGCGTTGTTTGGGCAATTGGAAAAGACTATCAGTCAAAAGGTAGATAATATCTATGCACAAGAATGTGGTCTTTATTCTGATAAATATATGGTTGCTGGTAGGGTTGACTGTATTGCAGAATACGATGGCGAACTTTCTATCATCGACTTTAAAACATCTCGTTCAGAGCGTAATGACGATTGGAACGAAAACTATTATATTCAAGCATCTGCATATGCAGAGATGTTTGAAGAACGCACTGGTCATGCAATCAATCAGATTGTAATCCTAGTGGTAACAGAGGATGGAGTTGTCCAAGAGTTTGTTAAAGACAAGGGTGAATATCTTCCCATGTTGGTAGAAGCAGTTGACGATTTCACTACAGATTGGGAAAAAGAAAATGAAAAACTTGATGAAGGCCCTGACGTTATCGGTGCTCCTGTTTAGTGGAAGTGCGATTGCAGAGGAAACTGTACCAAGAGATAGACAAACAGAATTAGAAGAAAAGGGATTATTTTATTGGGCACAAAAACCAGCCCAGTGTTCAAGTACTGAAGCACTAGTTGAACAGATGAAAAAACATGGTGAGAACCCAACAATTTGGATGGAAGGTATTACTGGACTTCCAAATGGTCAATTCAATAAATCCAAGTTTGTTATCGCAGTAAACCCCAATGCAAATCCTGTAACATGGACATTGATTGAATTCGTTGATGGTGGTAAACAGGCCTGCATTCTTGGATTTGGTCAAGGTTCAATTAACATAGGACAAGCACCAATGAAGGAAAAGGGAATAGACCTATGATATGGCACATACTACTAACAATATGTGCTGGTAGTACCTGTCTATCACAAGACGTACAATGGTTCGATAGTCGTGAGTCTTGTGAAATCATGTTAGTAAAATATGCAGAGATACCAGCAGATGGAGATTGGGATTCGGTTGAATATATCTGTAAACCAGTAGGAAGTAGGGGAACTTAATGTATCAGTATAAATGTAAACTAGTAAAAGTAGTTGATGGTGACACGATTGATGTTGACATTGACTTGGGGTTTGGAGTGTGGTTACGCAAACAAAGAATTCGTATGTATGGTATCGACACACCAGAATCTAGAACCAGAGATTTAGAAGAAAAGAAATATGGTCTTGCTGCAAAAGAATTCTTGAAGAAGTGGACAAGTGCTGGTCATCTTGTTCTGAGAACATTTAAGGATGGTAAAGGTAAGTATGGTCGTATCCTTGGACAGATTTGGTATGAGGATACTCACAACATCAACCAACTTCTAATCGACAACCATCATGCTGTTGCTTATCATGGTCAATCAAAAGAAGAGATTGCTGAGGAACATATCAAAAACAGAGAGTTCGTTAATCTTAATGATGCTGTAAAATCCCTTGACAATTGAATCAGTATTTGGTATAAATATAATACAGTTCGTTGATACAAATCGAAGGACGGACAGGACATGGGGGCAGTACCCATCGCCTCCACCATAAACACATGGATGTGCAAAAATTAAAAGAAGCGTATATGAAGGTGTACGGAAAAAGATGGAAAGAATACTGGATTAAGTATCATTGGTGTGTTTATGATGGGGGCGAACTAGGTTCGACTGACGTAGATAGAGGCGAGTAGAATTGTCGGATGACCTCGTAATCGGTCAAAACTCGTAAGTGCAAACGATAACAACGCACCTGTAGATTACGCTCTCGCAGCCTAATCATACTGAGGTTCGGTGGTGTCCTTGGAAACAGAAACACCACCACTTAATTTTGGAGTATGTGATGACAGAAATGATAATAAAATTATGGGTGATATGTGTTGAGACTTGTAATCACTGGTGGCATAAATGAGACAGTTTATATATGATGCGTGGGAAGGTGTAATGAATGCCGACAAGAACCCACTGAGACATATACCAGATACCAACACTAGGCATATGGTATTACAAATTCTTGCATGGATGTGGTGTATTATATTTTCTATGTGGATTGGCAGTTTTTGGGTTATGGGTGCAAGTATGATTGCCCATGTATTAATCCTTGGTGCAATTGTTGTTACGGTTGCAACCTTTGAAACCGCAAAACGCAGACCAACATTTTTTATGGACTTTCCAACGTCTACACCAAGTCGTGCAAGGTCAATATGGATGGATGGTAAACGAATTAAGTTAGACCCACACGACAAGGGTGGTGAACATGAATAAGATTAAAAAGTTTTGGCATGAGACTGACAGCATTGAAATGGTTCTCTTTGCAACCTTATGGAGTCTATTTGGTTATGGTGCATATGTGGTAGTAGTTGCACTTGGACAAAAGATTACATGGATAGGGTGACGCCTCAATACGTCCGTGTGGGGTCACGGTTAGCTCCACAACAACAATGACTAAAGATGCAACACTTGTTTATTTGAGTGCTCTGCTTTATTAACGATAGGGAGTGGGGCGCCCTGCTCTCTATCACTTAACGGAATAGATATATGGAAAAGTTGATGACACCAAAGAAATTTTCACTCGCAGTAGAACAGGTGGTTCAAGAATGCGGTTGTTCACACATGGAAGCAGTATTAGATTATTGTGAGAAGAACAATATCGAACCAGACACAATCAAACCCTTGATTACAAAGTCGCTCAAAGAAAAGATTGAGTGTAATGCAAGGGATTTAAATTACTTACCAAAAGTCGCACAGTTGCCAGTATAATGGAAGCATATGACGCATATAAGATATACCATGCGTTGAAACTTCACTTTACCACTAGTTACGATTATACCAAATACAATGGTAAGGCGAATGTGAGTGTGGACTCGTTCTTAAAACGAAAGGACAGACCCTTCTTTGGTAAGGTCGCACGAAAGTACAAAGACGATACCAAGGACTTCTTCATATCCAACTTCATAGTCAATCCCAAAGGCTGGGTTGGAAACTTTAACGATGAGAATTATTTGAACTGGAAGAAAAGAAATCAATCCCTCAAATACAATTACAAATCAGAACTGGTTGAATTATTTCACAAGGTTGAAGCATTTGATGAAATATTTCACAGTGATGGACAACACCCCTTGTTGTTAAAACAACTTATGTCTAAGAAGACTTCAATAGAGACAGTTGCAATATTGGAATCACTTCTTGGATTTTGCAAAAGATTCGATAAACAGATACAGGAAACAATCGTATGGCCCGATAGAAAAAAACTTATAATTAATTATAGTAACCTCTTGACAAATGACGTAAATGAGTATAGAGTAGTAACAATGCAGTTAATAAAGGAGCATTTCAATGACTGAAGTAACATTGCATTTTGACGGTGACCCTGTGATGAAAGAAAGGGATTTCTATCGTGCGAAACTGGACGAAGCGAATGGTCGTATTCGTTCTCTGGAACACGATTTAGCAGAACTTCAGGCGAGGGATAAGACCCTCACTGAAAGGGTGAAGTATCTTGCTTCAAACCCACCTCGTAGACCAAGGAGTCGTTATGCACGACACTAGGTCTTATAAAGTATTCCAAGGCGGTTATGTCATTCTTCCAAAGGATGGCGGGCCCGCCGATTATGTGAAAGCGAAACCATCTGTTTTTCATTGTCAAGTATATGAGGGTAAACAGACAGTCGCTTTCTTCACTAGAAAAACATATGCAGAAGCAAAGATGGAAGGAGAGAACTCAATTGGACGTTGAATTGATTGACCATATGGGTGATGACCTATCTGTAGTAAACGCTGCAAGGGTATCGTTTGGTAAGAAGAAAACCGCCTTTGATTTTGGTGATACACGGTTGATTAAGTTTCTTGCAAGGGAAGACCACTGGAGTCCTTTTGGTCATGCGTCCATGCAGTTCCATATCAAGGCACCAATTTTTGTTGCAAGACAGTTGGTCAAACACCAAGTAGGTTTGGTATGGAATGAAATATCAAGACGATATGTCGATGATGAACCAGAGTTCTACACACCCAAAAAATGGAGACTGCGAGCAGAAGATAAGAAACAAGGTAGTAGTGAAGAAACTATTGAATACAACATTGATGGTGCAATTCAATTCGTGACACAGACATACAATAATCTGTTGAAAGCGAATGTCGCACCAGAGATGGCGAGGATGGTTCTTCCTCAAAATTTATATACTGAATGGTACTGGTCTGGTACATTGATGGCCTTTGCAAGAGTATGTAATTTACGTTGTGCGAAGGACACTCAATATGAAACACAAATTATTGCAAACAAGATTGACGAATATGGATACAAGTTATTCCCAGCATCCTGGCCTGAACTCAGAAATACTGATTAGGGGTCAGATGCGTTTTGACAACGCATTTTGTTTTGGTAACGGAAAGTCAAGACTAGACTTTGACATGGATGTTATCAAAGACAAAGGCACCACGTTTGGGTGCAACGCAATCTATCGTGACATGGTAGTTGACCATTTGATTACGGTGGATAATGAAATCACTCATGAGATTTATAGGAGTGGTTACTGTCAAGACAATCAAACTCACATTCGTGATTGGAATGTGTTACCTATGTACTTCTTGGATGACATGAAGAATGATTACCAAGATGCTGATATTTGCATAGGTCGTGATGATGTTGGATTCGTAATACATGGTTCTAACACCGCAGATGTCGAAGCACACTTCCAGAAGATTGTGCAAGAGAATCCAGACATTGACATCAAGAAACTGCAATGGGAACGCAAACAAGTCAAGACATTTATTACAGGTGTTAAGGCAGATGACTGTGCAAAGACTATTGAGAATGACAGAATGGTCAGTGCTGGTGTTCTGTCGATACAGATTGCGTGTGAGATGGGTGCAAAGAATGTGTTTATCATTGGACACGACTTGTATTCAAAAGACATGAAGTTAAACAACGTCTATGGTGGAACAACTGGATATCTACCAGAGACTTCAAATTATGTGAAGCCTGACAATTGGATTGTCGGTCATAAAACGAATTTTGACAAGTACCCAGAAGTCAACTTTTACAAGGTGAACAAAGATGTTCTAGGAACAGATGACACCTGTTGTTTTGTTGAAGGATGGCGTGATTGTGAAAATCTACAGTATATTACCCAAGAAGAAGTTAGAAAACTCCTTGACTTTGGGTGGATGATGTAGTATTATAAATACAATTATATAATGAAAGAATGTGAAATAAATCAACATACGATAACATACGGAGAAAAAATATGTCGTTAGATACACTTAGACGAGCGAACACGCTCGATAAACTACTCTCTCAAGTTCAAGCAGAGAGTGCCCCCCAAGAAAAGAAGTCCTATGTGGACGAAAGACTGTGGAAACCAGAACTGGATAAGTCTGGTAACGGTTATGCAGTAATTCGTTTCCTACCAGCACCAGAGGGTGAAGAACTCCCTTGGGTGAAACTTTGGAAACACGCTTTCCAAGGCCCAACTGGTAAGTGGTACATTGAGAATTCTTTGACCACTCTTAACGGTGGTAAAGACCCTGTATCTGAGTACAACTCTCAACTCTGGAACTCTGGTCTTGAATCAGATAAGGAGATTGCGAGGAAGCAGAAACGTAAACTTGAGTACTACTCAAATATCTACGTTGTCTCTGACTCCAAGCATCCAGAGAACGAAGGAAAGGTATTCCTGTTTAGGTATGGTAAGAAAATCTTTGATAAGATGATGGCTGCAATGCAACCAGAATTTGAAGATGAGACACCAATCAATCCTTTCGATTTCTGGGAAGGTGCGAACTTCAAACTGAAGATTCGTAAAGTAGATGGTTACTGGAACTATGACGCATCCTCTTTTGAGGCGGTGTCTGCACTGTCAGATGACGATGCGGTTCTTGAAGGTATCTACAAGAAGCAGTATTCGTTGCAAGAATTTCTTGCACCTACCAACTTCAAATCATATGATGAGTTGAAGAAGAGATTGGACGATGTTCTGTCTGGTACGGTAACTGCGAGTGCAGCTGCAATGATTGATGAAGATGTTGTTGAAACACCTCAAATGAAGAGTGAACCAGCACCATCTATGCCATCAACACCAAGTCCTTCTGAAGAAGATGAAGACGATACAATGTCTTACTTCCAGAAACTTGCTCAAGGGTAAGTTATCCATCCCTGTGTAGAAAGTCCTTAGTGTCGTAACACCACAAAAAGATAACGCATAGTAGAAGACGGAGAGGCAGGAGTAATCCTGTCTCTCTTTTTTTATTGAGAACTATTCTCCCTTATAAATAGTGTTATACGTCATCAGTGGGAGAGAGAGATGATTGAAGTAGTCGCCGCAGTATCAGCGGCATCAAGTGCGTTCAATGCCATCAAAAAGGGTTTTGAGGTCGGGCGTGATATTGAATCTATGGCAGGCGATATGGGGCGCTGGATGGGTGCAGTATCGGATATCAAGAAGGCCGAAGAGTACAATAAGAAACCACCTCTGTTTAAGAAACTGTTTGCTGCCGGTTCTGTGGAAGAAGAAGCAATGCAAATTTTCATGGCAAAAAAGAAGGCCGATGATATGCGTGAGCAGTTACGTCAAATCATCACTTTCACTAGAGGGCCATCTGCATGGCAAGAACTCTTAAAAACAGAAGCAGACATCAGAAAGAAACGACAGGCAATGATTTATGCACAGAAGGAAAGACAAGCGTTCTTCATTGAAGTTGGTGTGGGTATTGTCCTTGGTGGTTTAATTATTGCTGGTGTGGTCTGGTTCGGAATGTGGGCATACGAATACAAATATGGTTAACATTGTAGTTGTGTTGGGGTTACTCGCATTTGCGGTTTCACCAACAACTGCATTATCTGAAGGAAGAACATATAACGCCAACAAGGACAAGGATAAGGTACTCGTTACCTGTAGACTTGCAAAAAAGAAAATAGTGAAAACCCAGAAAATTTGTATATATCTGGGGCCCAATAAAACTACTGATACGGTGTTCATTGATAGATTTGAATACTGTCCTAGACAAATAAAATGTGTGTACGAACCAAACAAGAGTACACCCATGATAGAAGAGATGATGAAGAGTTTGGAAGAAAGTTTAAGAAAGAGATGAGGTAGAAAAAATGATTATAGTGTGGTGGTTTGTGATTGTTATAAGTTCTCTTATTATCTTTGGTGGTCTTTTACTTTGGTTAGAGCACTACTCATTTAAACATGAACCCATTCCAGAAACGGAATCAGAAAAACACGTTAGACAGATGAAATTGCGTATTCAACAAGCAGAGTGGGAGTTCAATAAAGAACTTGCAAAGTCCAGATGATACACGCATTTATGCTAATGGTTGTTATGGGAACAGGTGAGTTTCGACAGGTACAACCTAACTCAATGATATTCAGAAGTATTGATACTTGCCTGTATTACGCAAAACGCATTCCAAGACAATACGGTAATTACTCATACAGTTCGTATATAGACCCCAAGGATAGGGTTACTGCATATTGCAAACCTGTCTATGTTCAGAATGGGCCGAACGTCTACGACCATTAACCATATGCTGGTACAGAACCAGCAGGGGGAGAAGTGTCTCTCATTGGTGCGATAGTAGTAGTTGATGCATTGTTACTTGTGTTTGCATTGACCACGTTGTTGTTATTAACCACGGTGACTCCTGCTTCACTTCTCATTGACTCTAGTTCTGCCATTGCCTCTGCAAGTGCAACCTTATCACGTTCTTTCTGTGCGTCACTTTCATAGAATCTATCAGTGTCAACATCTCTTTGCAACTTGTCAACGAGTGCTTGTTGGTCTGCAATTCTATCTTCAGCAGTCTCATCACCAAATAAGAAGTCTATAACTTTACCAGCGCCTGGTATCTTTTTCACCAATGCACCAATATCAATATCTAACAGGTTAGAGAACCAATTGAAGATATTAGTCATTGTCTCAATGAGTAGTTCACCAATAGAGAATGATGGCAACTGATTACCTTCTTCATCTTCACCAAATCCAAAGATACCTCTGAGAAAGTTGATTGCAAGATTGTAAGGTGCAAGTATAATATCAAGTAATTTCGTTGCAACCCCAGCAACAGTTGCATCTTCAGAAGAGAATGAGAATAGGTCAGTAACAAATGCAACTGCTGAAGAGAACCCAGCAGACACAGACTCACTAATACTACCAAATACTTCTTTTGTTTTTTCAGTTGCTGTATTGATAACATCTTTGAGTTTTGGTTTATTACGAAACGCTTCCAAGGCCTCTTCTGCTGCGATTGATTCATCCAGTGCAACACCATATCTTTCTAACGCTTTCTTGCCTACGTCAGTTTCAAAGTTTGGGTCACCCCTTGCAATAATATCTGACCTTCTATCTTCAAATTCTAATCTTTTGTCTGCGGCCGCAGATTTCTTCTCTAGTTCCTCTTCTTCACCACCAAATCCTAAGAAACTGAAGAACCCTTTGACCTTGTTCTTAACGAAGTCATATGCAGCACCTACGAAACCAAGTATTGTGTCTGCAAGGTCAAAATCTGGTAATTCAAATCCGAAGAAACTGAAGACATCTTTTATCAGACCATAAATCATATCGAATGGTGCAGTCATCACTTCAATTACACCAGTAAAGATAGATGCAATACCATCACCTACCAATCCAAAGTCCAGAGTGAAGATACCTTTGACGATATCGAATATACCTCTGAATGCTTCATAAATTCCTTCAATTGCCTCATCAACATTTTGTTTTATTGCTGCTGCAAATTGGTCAAGTCCAAGAAAATCCAAGATGAAAGCCAATGCACCAGTAATCATACGGATTAATCCACCGACCAATCCATCGACCAAACCAATAAATCCTTCTCTGATACCACCAATGATACCATCCTCTTTGAACCCTTCCATAAAACCTTTAACGAAGTCGAACACACCCATAATGACTGTGATTGGTAGGAATATCTTACCAAGAGTTCTACCAATTGTAGCAGCGAACTTTACTACACTAGAAAAACCAGGCAACGATTTAATAAAATTTGATGCACCAGTAGCAACTGTTTTCAAACCATCTATAAAAGGTTTTAATCCTTTTTTAATACTGTCAATAAATTTGGTAATATTTTGAGTAACACTACCGAATGTTTTTACAGCAGGACTCTTTTTCACGGCGTCTGTGACATTATCAACTGTACTAACAATCGGTTTAAATATATTACCAACCTTTTTAATCGAATCTGTAAATGATTTTGTAGCGTTTGCAAGTGGGTTAGTTCCTGTACCAGCGCCAGGCAGTAGTGTTTTAAATCCTTTTGAAATAGTACTAAAAAGACCATTCAATATCTTACCCACTGATGTGAAAAACTTTCCATTTTTAATACCTTTGACGATATCACGCAACACTTTGACTTCTGCACCCAACTGAAGAAAGAACGCTTTTATGGCAACAAAGGGTGCAGCGACTAGACCAGCAAGAATACCAAGACCAAGAAGACCTTTATCCTTTAGACCAGCAAGACCATTGAGGATACCTTCTTTCATGTCCATGATACCAGCACCAATCGCTTCAAGTGCAGTTTGTTGTTTTTGTTGTGCTCTTGCTTCCTCGTTTTCTTTTTCAACTCTTCTAGATGCACCCTTCTCAAGATATGCGTGTCTGTCTGCATCTGCGTCAATGGCATCTTGATTTATATCAATAAGACGGTCAACTGCATCTTCAAAGTTTAAGAACTGTCCAAGGTCACTTCTAAGACCTCTAATCTCAACCTCGTTTAAACCAAGAAGATTTTCTGTTGCTTCGTCAAACTTCTTTTGGTACTCATTTTGTGCGTCAATGACGCTCTTTTGTTTTTGTAACAACTCAAATTCTTCTTTGCCGATACCAAGTCTTTGACGTAGAAGTTCTTTTTCTCGTTTATCTTTTAGTGCGGCAAATGTTTTATTGAAGATGGTTTTACCGACTGTACCAAGAGTCTGTACGCCAGGAATTGTCTGAAACGCACTAACAAATGGGTCAGTAACTTTTGTAATCTCTTTCCCCATCTGGTCTGCGATTTCTTTTCCAGCGTTTAGATTGAATTCTCTTAGTTCACCAGTAACCTTTTGTAGATTTCTGGATGCTTCAGCAAATCCTGCAGCGGTTTTTTCATCTGCCATCTAGATATTCCTATTTCTTTTTATCTGCATATGCATTTGCACCAAAGTAAGCGGCAACCAATGCTGAAATTGCAACAAAGTATGTCGGTGCGATATCACCGATAATCTCTGCCGCCTTCTCTTGTCCTAATACAGATGTGATTAAGATTCCTGCTGGATACAATAACATACCTAACAGTGCGAACCATGTCATCTTACGCATCGCATCCCTACGAGCGTCTGCATCTTCAAGTTCTTTTCTTTTGAATTCCAAATTCATCTCCATCTCTTCTTGTGAGATGTGACCATCACCATTACTGTCTACCTTTTCTACAACCGCTGGGTCTACAGTCACCGTTTTCTTTTCTTCAGACATATCTCTCTCCTGTCTTTTATTTATGGTCACCTACGCATTTTCTGGTTTCTTTCCTTCATCTTTTCATTTTCTTCTTCTATATGTTGTTTTAACATTCCCACATATATCTCCCTTTCCCAAGGCATCATATTATCTAATTCAGTCAAACTATAATTATAATGTTGCATCATGTTAAAATTCAGTTTGTAGTAGGACTCCAAACTGTCATGCGAAAGGGTTATCCTAAAAAATTCTGCATACCCTCAACAATCACTTCACTTTCAACTTCAGTGTTAGGGTTAGTTACTTTGATGGTATGTTTTACTTTAGGCATGGTATCGAAGAATGTTTGAATTTTACCAAACTGTTCAGTGTTCATGGATTCTAGAAATTCATCCAATTCCTTTTTAGGCATATCCTCGTACACCTGTTCTGCATCAAAGACAGATTCTACACAGTCTTTAATGATACCAAAGGTTAAGTCTACCGCTTTAGTTTTCCCTGCTGAATATTTACTGATATCCATCATTGACGGATATTTCATTTTTACACCAATATCCTCTGTAATCATGATGTCAGTAGAATGTGCGTCATCCCTCTGAACCTTAACTTCCTCTAGATTGATTTTAACTGGAACTTTTGTTTCCCCATCATCTGGACAAGTGATTTGTAATTCAACCTCTGCACCAGCCGACTTTGCACGAAGTTGTAAGAACATATATTCGATATCAAATGTGGGAAGTTTTTGAGGATTGGGAATTTTACCATCTGTGCAACTTTTGATAATGTCACACATTGCACGAGCCATGTCACCCTCTTTACCTGTCTCTTGTGCAATCATTAATACCTTTTGTTCTTTAACTAAGAACGGGCGATATTTAACCGTTTCCCCTGTCGATGGTACTTCCATCTCATAACTAGGGGTATTTAACTGTGGTAATGCCATACTATATTCTCCTAATGCATTATGTTAATTAACTTGCTTCCTTCCAACGTCTATATTGGAACGATATACCTACTTTATTTATTGTGTTTGATGAAGAGTATCCAAGTGAGATTGGTTCAATAGTCTTTGGGAATGCTTCGATTAATTCAAGACCATATACTCTCTGTTCCTTTTTGTCCAGTGCAAAGATTTTTACTGTACCGACAGTTTCCTTGTAGTAACTCAAATCGAATGTATCCTCATCGACTATACTGTCTTGCCATGCATGGAATAGTCTAAGTTCATTCATATCGGTACTCAAATAGAAAGATGCAGACACTTCACCAAATGTGTATCCCTGTACCATTTCATGTGGTGGGCCGTAAATATTTCCATTCATGACAGTACGAAGGTTACGTCCTGGCATTGTAACAGTATCGCATCTAATAGAGAGATTTCTCATCTGTATATTGTCAATTACTGCTGGAAATGATATCTCCGCTTCATATTTACTTGCATACGAGAAGTCACCACCTCTCAAGTTTGCAAACCCCTGTTGTAGTGATGTTTGTGCCATTAAATCATCTTCCTAGAATCACTCCACACCTCTTGTGCAGATGCTTTCTTAAATCGTTGTACTGGTAACATAATTGCAGTCAGATTATCCTCATCATCAATCTTACGAAACTTGGAACGTGTGTAACCAAACAGATATCTCTTCAGACATGGTTTAGTTAGTCGATTATTCTCAACCGCACTGACACTCAAATTGTCACCCCCTGCTGCATCAAGTAGTCTTGCTCGCAATGCATAGGGTAGGTAGTGAAAGTTCAAACCAAGGAAACCACCATCCATACTCTTGAGAGGAAGGACAAGTGGAAACGTATCAAAGTATGGTAGTTTGTTTCTCAACTTAGGCGAGTATACAAACATATTCAATGCACGCCCCGCTGGACGGTCACTTAGTTTACCATCACGCAATAGTTCAGGCACACTAGGTGTACCTAATTCTTTAATACGATTACGATACCATTTAAACGGTTCATTACCTGTTTGTATCTGGCCCGATATCTTGTCGAAATAACTTTCTTCTGCCATACTTCTATTTATATCATCAATTCAACTTCTGTGAGGATGATAAACTCCATATTTCTGTCCTTACACCACTCCTTTGCGTTCATCCACTTTGCTTCATTGATTGCAAAAGTACGCACCTCATTGAGATATTTCTTGGTTTTGCGCTTGGGTGTTCTTGGGGGTTTGCACTGTGCCTTAGGTTTGACCTCAACAACCCACTTTTTTGGGCCTGTAGAGGTTTTGACCTTGACGTAGAAATCTGGGAAATAACGGTGTATTTTACCATCAATGGGTGACCTGTATGGAATGAAAAACTCTTCAGAACCCCATTCAACTATCTTATCGTTCATGTCACAATATACCATGAATTTGCGTTCCCACAAACTGCGATAAATAATGTTAGAAGGGTCACCCTTATACTTTTTTGGATTCGTTGGACTATATCTTCCACGGTATGCCATGATATTACACCTAAATAAATAATATGTATAGATATTTATAGGATTACACAATGTCTTACCCAGACCGAATAAAAAGATTAGCAACAAAGTCATTAGAGAAAAAACTACGAGGGTCATCCTTCAACACAAGTCAACTGTCATATCCAGAAGATTTGGGTAGTGCTGACCAAGGACACTATGTCCAGTTTTTCATCAATGACCAAGCAAATGCAAATATACAATTTTCTGGTGCTTCAGGCGCTCCATCTGGAACGTCATATGGTGGTAGTGGTGGAACATCAACACTGTCAGTAAAACGAGCACCAACAAAACGCATTGCGAGTTCAATTGCGTTGTATATGCCTGCACAGGTATCATTGCAACAGGACGCAAAGTATGGTGAAGTAGAAATCGGTAATGCTACTGCTGCAGCAATCGCTGCATACAAAGGATTTATGCAAGAGGAAAACTTTAGTGCATCTGCAATTGCTTCAATAGGTGCATTTGGTGATGTTGCAAAAGAGGGTAGTGCAGAGGCATTAAAAACTGCATTGGATGCTGCGGCGCCTGGTGCAAAAGCGTCAATGGATATTGGAAGGGGTAAAGTTACGAACAATAGAATGGAAATGGTGTTTGAAGGTATCAGTAGAAGAAGTTTCTCATTCTCATTTAAGATGATGCCCAAGTCTGAATCTGAAGCACAGAATGTAGACCGTATTGTAAACACATTTAGATTTTACATGGCACCATCATTTGACCCAGAGAATTCAACGCAATCATCAAGAACATTTATCGTACCAGCAACATTCGATATTGAATACTATTACAGTGCAGGGCCAAACAGATTTCTTAACAGGATTTCAACATCAGTTCTAGAGTCATGTAATGTGACATATGGTGGTGAACGAGTACAGTTCTTCAGACCAACCAGTGGTGTTAATGGTGATGGAGCTCCACCTGTAGAAACCAACATCGAACTGCAATTTAAAGAACTGGAAGTTATCACCAGAGAAAAAATTGTCGAGGGGTTTTAAATGTCGTATTTTTCCATGTTCCCCAATATATCGTATGATGCTAAAGGTAATGGTAGAGAAACCATTATGAAAGACATCTTTCGCAGAGTAAAAATTGTCACCAAGAACCAACTAATTGAGTTTGATTACTATAATGTACAGGATGGTGAGGCACCAGAGATTATTGCACACAAATATTATGGTGACCCAGAATTACACTGGACAATTCTTATTGCGAATGACATTGTAGATTACTATCACGATTGGCCAATGTCACAACAGACATTTGAACAATATGTAAAAGAACGATATGGTAATCCAGATGCAATACATCATTATGAGATTACTCAAACATCTGGTGACACAACTGAAATAATCAATGTTGGTTTGAACACTACAGACTACGGTTCTGCAACCGCTGTATCAAACTATCAATATGAACAGAAGTTACAAGAACAAAAGGCACAGATACGATTGATACAACCTAGATTTATTGATGATTTCGTTAAGGAATTTGAAAAGAAAATTAAAGAAGGTGCATAATGGCGAAGAGTGACTTGCAATTTGCAGGCGAGTTTCTAGTTGAAGAGTGCAAACTACTGACCACCAAAGGACTAGAAATAGACATATCTGCATTAGTAGAAAATATCAATATCTATGAGGACATATTCTCCATGACAGTCAGTGGAGATATTCTCTTCAAGGATACAAACAACCTAGTGTTGAACGCACCAATTATTGGTGAAGAAAAACTTTCGCTTAAAATTCAGACACCACAACAATCCCCCAAGTTACACAATGATGATGAAACATCAGTTATCGACTATGTAACCACACCACTACAGGTGTACAAAATCAATACAGTTACAGGTGCTGGTGACCAAGCATTGTTGGTATCACTAAACTTTACTACACAAGAGGCCTTTCGTAATCAAATATCTAAAGTATCACAGTCCTATAAAGGTGACCCTGCTGACATTGTAGAGAAGATATTGCGTGACCAAAACTATCTAGACTCTACCAGAAAACTGTTTGTAGAACCAACCGCAAATCATGTGAAGATGGTAGTACCTAATAAGAAACCATTTATGACAATTCAACATCTTTGTGAGATATCGAATTCAAAGGAACATAAAGAGGCACCATCATACCTCTTTTATGAGACAACCAAAGGATTTCATTTTAGGTCTATTGATGGGTTGTGTAAAGAAGAACCAGCAATGATATACAAAGAGAATGTACCGAATCAGTTAAGTGAACAGGGTACGATTGACCCTGTAAAAAATTTAGAAACTATCAACTCATTTTCAGTTTTAAGTACTAAAGATACTATATATAATATGAGTGAAGGATTTTACTCATCCAAATTAAGGGTACACGATTTGTACAATAAAACAGTCAAAGATTATGACTTCAATTATTTGGAGAACTTTGAGAAAGACACCCATACAGATGGGAAGTCACCAATCATTTCAAAAGCGACAGATGCAAGGACACAGAAAAGTCTGGTGGAATACCCAGATACGAAACTGTATGTTTCGACAACAAGTGCAACCAAACATTTTTACGAGAGTGAAGACTACCCATACCAAAGTGACAATCTAGAAAAAACACTGCAAAGAAGAAAGTCTCGAATCAGACAACTGCAACGTGGTATCAAGTTACAGGTTGAAACGCCTGGCAACACTTATATACAAGCAGGAAATATAGTAGAATTAAACATTGGTTCATCATCAGCAAGCAGTGAAGAAAAATTAGATAAAATGTTATCTGGTAAACATCTGGTAACTACAATAAGACATGAATTCAACGTGGGAGCAGACCCTAGACACAAACTGTACATGGAGACAGTAAAAGATAGTCTAGAAGAAGACTTCCCCTCATCAGGCGCCCAGTACTCTAACAGTGGGTCGGCTGAACGGATAGATGTATAAGGAGGAAATCATAACAACTCAAGAAATCTTTGTCATGATAGTTAAATCACATAGAGAAGGAATTCACATGAAAGCGAAACAAAAACAGAAACTA